CTCTTCTTGAGGCTGTATCTTACGAGCCAAAGACTGTTATCGGTCCTGTTACAGATAAGTTAATGCGTTTCCGTCCAGCAGGATGGAAGGCTCTGATTGGTTGGAACATCTTCCGCCCAGAGGCACGTTACGTAATTACAACCAAGTCAAGCATCGCTGCTTAGTTTGGTGGGGAGGGGCTGGCAACAGCCCCTCCTATTTAAAATACTAATAGAAAAGAGAATAGATAATGCCAAATGTAGGCGGAATGAAATTTAGTTATGGACCAGCAGGAATGGCTGCAGCAAAAAAAGTAGCTAAGAAAACTGGTAAGAAGATGGTGGTAAAACCTGCTATGAAAAAAGCAATGGTTAAGAAAATGGGCAAGAAGAAGTAATGAAAAAGAAAGTTTGGAATACGCCTAACCCAAAGAAGATTTCAAAACCCTTAACGTCATCTCAGAAAACTGCAGCAAAGGCTGCAGCTAAAGCTGCGGGTCGCAAGTATCCAAACCTTGTTGACAATATGAGGGCAGCAAAGAAGAAAAAGTAATGTCTAAGGGAACATCAAAGACTAAACATCCGTTTAATCCAATACAAATTAAAAGTGGAATGGTAGTTCGTCTCCGTAAAGATGGACGAGTCCAAACCATACTCGGCAAAGTTGGAGAGTATAAAAAGAATGGCGACAGACCCAAGGCTTAAAAGAGCAGGTGTATCTGGCTTTAACAAGCCAAAGCGTACACCTACCCATCCAAAGAAATCACATGTTGTTGTAGCCAAGTCTGGCTCACAAGTTAAAACCATTAGGTTCGGACAACAAGGTGTATCTGGATCCCCGAAGAAGTCTGGTGAGACCAAGTCTTATCGTCAGCGCAGGCAATCATTTAAAGCACGTCATGCCAAGAACATAAACAAAGGTGTTATGTCGGCAGCATATTGGGCAGATAAGGTGAAATGGTAATGTCAAAGATATTCCGTGGACCTACATATCGATACAAGATTGGTCGCCCTTATGAACTTTGGTTTGTTTCTTACCCAGTAGGTAAGACTGTAATAAAAAACAATGGAACATGGCAAACAGTAATGGTTCCAAAAGATAGTGATTTAGCTACATACCAACGTGTATTACGTGGCGGGTATGACAATGTTATTACGGACGCTGAGGCTGCTGAGTTAACAGCAGCAGGTTATGGAGATTATATCTACGATGAGTAACTGTAGATCTGGTTGTAAGACACAAGACCATGCTAACTGGGGTGAATGTGCAAGAGCAGCAAATTTTAGTATTACAGATCCATTAGCTAATGCCGTATCTAAGCAAGCCAACTCGGAATTAGACGCATATAGAAATGCAAGAAAACAAGGTATTCAACCAAGGTCTACCAAAATGCATGACATCAAGGCTGCTGTCATGGCATCCGATACACTAGGAAAGGCGGTTCAAGCATAATGGCTACACTCAGTCAGTTAACCGAACAAACAATTGGTGAAGTCAGTTCTTATGTTAGGAACCAAGAATCTGTAACGATTACCACAGCATTAACAACAGCATCTGATTTAACTATAACAGTTGATGATGCCACCGCTTTAAGTAAAGGTATCGTAGAGATTAATGATGAACTTCTTTATGTAAAGAAGTCAGTTCAATCAAGCGGTACAATTCAGATACTAGGTACTGCTGGTAATCCAACAGGTAGAGGATGGCGTGGTACTACCGCCACTAGTCACATCTCTGGCTCTGTTGTTAGAAACAATCCATTGTTTCCACGGACTCAAGTTAAACGAGCAATCCTTGAAACAATTAAAGGCATGAACTTTCCTGTCATAGCCAATGAAACATTTACATTTAATGGTAGCGATTATTCATACATAATGCCAGATTCACTAATAGATATTACTGGTGTGTCTACAGAACTACCAGACTCTACAGGAGTCTGGGCTTTAATCAAACGTTGGAGATTAGATACTAACTATCTAAACGGCAATACAACTGGGCAAGCGTTGATTCTCAATGAATCACCACAACCTGGTATGCCAGTTCGTGTTCAGTATACAAAGTATCCAACAACAATTACTGATAACCAAGATCTAACAGTTAGCGGTCTACCTTCATCATGTGAAGATGTAGTTCGTCTGGGTGCTATGTATCGTTTGTTATCAACAGTTGATCCAGGAAAGGTTACTGCAACATCGGTATCTGCTGATGCGCTTGATCAACCTGTATCTGCTGGTGCCTCTACAAATGTAGCAAAATATATTTTCCAGCTTTATACCGTCCGCCTAGCGGAAGAGATATCAAAGCAACAAGCCAACTTCCTTAACACTATCCAGTACTCGAGGTAATAATGCCATCACCATCACGTTACTACAGTTCTACCGCTGCCAAGACAACCTTGGCTAATTCTATTTCCAATGTGTCTACAAGTCTTGAACTTGCAGCAGCAACAAACTTACCCGCTCAATATCCTTATACGCTTATCCTTGAAAAGGATACAGCCAATGAAGAGATCGTCGAAGTTACCAGTCTTGTAGGAACCGCCTACCAGATCACACGTAACATAGATAACTCAGGTGCTAAGTCACACTCAGTTGGTGCTCTTGTAGAGCATGGTGTATCAGCAAGAGACTTTACAGAATCTCGTGCTCATGAAGTTGCAACTACTGCACATGGTGTAACTGGAGATGTGGTTGGTACTGGTGGCGCACAAACCCTTACAAGTAAAACTTTAACTACACCGATTATTGCTGGTGCTACCATATCTGGAGCATTCACATCTACCGCAACAATTACTGGTGGAACTATTACTGGTGCGGTGGTAACTGGTCTTGCTACACCAACTGCTACATCAGACGCTGCTACTAAAGGATACATTGATACATCTGTAAATAGTGCTGCAGCCTCTGCTTCATCCGCTGCTATATCTGCATCTTCTGCTTTAACATCAGCCTCATCTGCATCAACCTCAGCAGCCAGCGCATTAACTAGCCAAACTGCTGCAGCTTCTAGTGCAACCGCTGCTGCTACCTCAGCAGCGAGCGCAGCAACATCTGCAAGCACTATGGCTGCAAGTGTTAGCTCGGCACAAACAAGTGCATCAAGTGCAGCGACAAGTGCTGCCTCTGCTTTAACATCACAAACTTCGGCAGCAACATCTGCAACAAGTGCTGCCACTTCGGCTACATCTGCTGCCAATAGTGCTACTGCTGCTGCATCATCTGCAACTACTGCTGCTGCATCTGTTGCAACGATTGCTGGTTATGCATCCGCTGCTGCGGCATCTGAAGCCAATGCTTTAACAAGTGCTAACTCGGCAGCCACATCAGCATCTAGTGCTGCTACTTCAGCATCTACTATGGCAGCCAGTGTTACATCTGCTGGTATATCAGCAAGTTCGGCTGCAACGAGTGCGTCATCTGCACAAACATCGGCAACTGCTGCAGCTACTTCGGCTGCTAGTGCGTCAACATCCGCATCCTCTGCTTTAACTAGCCAAGGATCAGCAGCTACTTCTGCTTCTTCTGCTTTAACTTCTCAAACCGCTGCAGCAACTAGTGCAACTAGTGCTGCAACATCAGCATCATCAGCATTGACATCTCAAACATCGGCTGCCACATCTGCCACATCTTCAGCAGCAAGCGCAACGCTTGCCTCTGAATGGGCAACCAAAACTACTGGCACGGTAGATGGAACTGAATACTCTGCTAAGTATTATGCATCTATCGCTAACCCTGCTGGTGCAATTAACGCAGCAAGTTTTACCGCTAAGGGTGTAACCCTTGTCGGAACAGGTGTTGGAACATTCACCCAGCTTTCCGCTGGAACGAATAACCAATACCTAGTCGTAGATACTTCTACGGCAACTGGTCTGAAGTACATAACACTTCCAGATCCGATTTCACCGCTACTACTGATGGGAGCCTAACCAATGGCAACAACATATAAAGTGCTGGGGCAAGTAAATCCTACAGCAGCAACGGCAACAACGTTATATACAGTACCAGCTGGTACACAGACAGTTGTATCAACAATCTCTGTGTGTAATTTAACTCAAGGAGAATTGTTGTTTCGTATAGCAATACGACCAGCTGGTGAAACATTAGCTACAAAACATTACATTGCATATGATGCAAAGGTAGCTGGCAATGACACAACTTTTATTACGGTTGGAGCAACACTTGGTGCTGGAGACATAATCACTGTTTATGAATCTGCAGCAGATATCACATTCAACGCATTTGGAAGCGAGATAGCATAATGTCAGTATCTAAACTTTTACAAGGTGGTGGAGCTAATGATTTTAATATAGCTCTTACTGGTCCACAAAGTTCTGTTACACTCGATAAAGAATATTCTGTTGGTGCATACACAATTGCATCAGCTGGTGCAGATACATCTTTTGATATGTATGCATACAACTCGGCTGGAACATTAGTTGGTTATACAAACACTCCGTCACTTGCAGTTAGTGGAGGATTTGTTAAACTAGTAATTTTAGGTGGAACAACTGGAGATCTTTTAAGCTTTACGTATAAAACAACTTACAATACCTCACCAGATAATGATGAGGTTACAGCTGGTCCTTTCATCACATCGATGACTACTACAAGTTTTCCAACAACTACCAGCACTGCTGGCATTACAGGTGGAAACTTTGCATCTGGAATAACTGGAACCTTTACATCAGCATCAACTTCAACTGTATATTCAGCAACGGTTACAAGAAATAGTGTTACATCTTTAACAGTACAAAGACCAGAAACATTGCCAACTGCTTACAACCCATACTTTCTTAAATTATCCAATCCTGGGGTTACCGATCCTACTGGTTCAAATGTAAATAGGTTTACTGTAAATGCTGGATCTGGTGTGCCAACATGGGTAACAACATCCCCATTAGCAACTTTTAATAAAGGTGTAGCTTATTCTGTAACGCTGTCAGCAACTGATGCTGATGGAGCGGTAACCTATTCTATTATTTCTGGTTCTCTTCCTAATGGTCTCACACTTAATGGAACAACTGGAGTTATTTCTGGAACACCAACAACGGAAACTCCAGCAACTATTGGAGTTCGAGCAACTGATACTGGCGGAAATATAGCTGACATTACATTAAGTCTTCCTAATACAATACCGTCAATCAGTAATACAACTCTTCAATTCCTTGGCGCAACGATGCCAACTCTTAATATTACTAACGATTCAGGCGGAAGTGTTACCGTAACAATTGCTGCTGGAGCATTACCATCAGGCGTATCAATGTCATCATCAGGAGTATTTTCTGGCACAGTTTCTGCAAGTGGAACTGGAACAATAACATTAACTATTACTGACTCTGGTGGACAATCATCAACTACAGGTGCTATTGCAACACTGTTTAGAACACAAGCAGCTGGAGGAACATTTACTTACAATGCTCTTCCTCCTTTCTACTTTCCAACTGACATTATTTCCAACTTCCCAGTAGGAACTGCAACAAGCTTTGCATTACCAGCAGGTATAAATTCATATAGAATTATTGTTGGCGGTGCAGGCGGATCAAGCCCAGGGCGAAGTGTTGGTGGAACTGGTGGATATGTCGCTGCTGATTACACAAATCTTGCACATCTAAATTCTCCAATTACTGTAACTGTTGGTGCTGGTGGTATGTCAGGTGGTGGAAACCAAGGCGGTGGCGGAGGTGGCTGGACTGGCGTAAAGCGCAGCGATAATACTCATTTATTGATAGCTGGTGCAGGTGGATCTGCTGGTGGCGAAGAAGGCAGTACTCCAGGTACTGGTGGTAATGGTGCTGGCGGAAACCTAAGCGGTACTGCTGGTGGTAATGCTGCATCTGGTGCACAAGGTGGTGCTGGTGGAACAACTAGCAGTGGTGGCAGTGGCGGATACGGAAACTATAACGGAACAGGCGGTTCTGGCTCTGCATTCCAAGGCGGTAGCGCACCTGGTGGAGATGGAAATGTAGAAGGCGGAGCACCTGGTGGTGGTAACGGTGGATACGGTTACGGCGGTGGCGGTGGCGGAGGAGCAGGTTACTACGGCGGTGGCGGTGGCGGAGCACAAAGCAATTCTTCATCAGGCGGAGGCGGGGGTAGTGGTTTCTATAACACCTCTTACGGAACGCTTGTTACTGCAACACAAGGTGGCGGTAGCGCAGGTGGATCTACATATGGTGGCACTGGCGGTAACGGATACGTAAGACTAGTTGTTCTTTCTTAAATAATTAAAATCAAAAGGAGAAATAAATGAACGCACAATTTAAAGCAGCATCTTTATCATGGTTTCGTGCAGCAGCATCTGCTGCAGTAGCACTATACCTAACAGGAGTAACGGATCTAAAGACACTAGGAGCTGCAGCATTGGCTGGATTCCTTGGACCAGTTCTTAAGTATTTGGATTCATCAGCAACTGAGTTTGGACGAGGCGCAGAGTAACAAATGACACCTAACGAATGGGCTGGCATTGCCGTAGCCGTTTTCACTTTGACTGCTGGCTTTGCCAGCTTAGTTCGTTGGCTAGTAAAGCACTACCTTGTAGAGCTTAAACCAAATTCTGGATCGAGTCTTCGTGACTCCGTCGATAGATTGGAGCGACAAGTTGAAGAGATTTATCGCATCCTTCTTTCTCGCAATAACTCTTAGCGGTTGCGGTTACCAAGGCTGGGTTAGATATCCCTGCCAAGAGTTTGAGAATTGGGAAAAGCCTGAGTGTAATCCCCCACAATGTTTACCAACTGGTACTTGCACCAAAGACATTTTGCCTGGAGTATTTGATGAACCAAAGAAATAAATTAACCCCAGAAGAGCTACACGCAAGACTGATTGTAACAATTGGAATCATCCTTGCAATTGTATTTGCTGGTTCTGTCTTTGCATTGCTCTATGCACTGCTATTTATCACACAACCATTAGGCGAACAGGCACCTAACGATGCTGCATTTATTGATCTTGTTAGTACCTTGTGTGTATTTCTTACTGGTTCTCTTGCTGGAGTACTTGCAGGAAACGGATTAAAGTCTAAACCAAAAGAGAAAAAAGATGGAGAATAATGAAACCTGTAGCCAAGAGAGCCACGCCTGCTGCTCTTGCTGTGCTTCGCCAAGCGACGGCACTGCAACCAAAGCGGAAGAAAGCAAGCGATGGTCTTCTACCATCTGCTGCTCACCAGAAAGCGAGCCCCAATTCGGATCACAATACTGGGCTAGCAGTAGACCTTACCCATGATCCAGACAATGGTATTGACTGTGCAGAAATTTTTGAGAAACTTAAAGAAGACAAACGTGTTTCATATCTTATCTTTCAGGGTCGGATCTGGTCTAAAGAAAAATCCAAGCTGGGAGACAGACGGTACACTGGGAGTAATCCTCACAATAAGCATCTGCATATTTCTATTGTTGCTAGTGGTGCTGCCGATACTTCTCCTTGGTTTTGGTGGATGAATCAACCAAAGATTATTAATCAAGTTAAGGCAGCCGTTGCTGCCATCCCAATAAAGAAAGCTTACCCAGCAGAAGATACATCTAAATGCTGTCAGCACTGTCCATCTAAGAAGTAGGGGTAAATCGTGGCAACGACCAACAAATATCTTAAAGGCGATCTGCCTATTGTTATTAGTACCAATATCCCTACTGCATTGGTTAGATACCAACGTGATGACTTTGCTGCTAGTTATGCAATAGGTAATACCCCTTGGCTTTCAGCTGCATCTGACGACAATCGCATTAGTCGTATTACTACGACATATCAAAAAGAACGTATCGATCAAAGCTCTACTACTGGTGAGCAATCTCTTACTAACTGGTGGTTAAGATCTGCTACATCATGGCACCATGGTGCTGGTGAAAGATTCTATGACGCTGACTCAAGCGACTTGTTTAGATTCTACGAATCAAACAATATAGATCCATGGACTCTTGGCGAGATTCAATTACTACCAGCTACCACTAACTTAAGCACCGCTGCTGCAAGCAGTCCTGCTACCGTGGCGGGTGGAACATTTTTTATATCAGGTGGTAACGTACATTTTTATAATGGAACTACATCCACATCTACATCTTTGGGAACATCAGCAACCGCACAGACATTAACATCAGATGGTACCTTTGCAATTGTTGGTGCTAGTAATGGTATCTATCAGGTGAGCACAGCCTTGGCTGTGACTAAATTATGGAACAAACCAACCGCAGTAACAACACAAACCGTTCAATCAATTGGTTATGTTAAAGATCGTATTGTTGCTGGCATTAAACATGATAATACTGATATGCATTTATATGAATTATCTCGCAACCCGAGCTCCCCTCCTGCCACTATGTCGAATTCAGAAGTTAGATTTACTTACCCAAATACATCATTAACATTTAATTCTATATCAGAATTACCTGGTGCTATTATAGTTGGATACACACAGGGAACAGTATCTAAAGTACAGTCTTATACAATTAATCCGTCATCACCATTAGCTGCAATTAGTGATCCTAGTATTATCGCAGAATTACCTAGAGGTGAAACATTAAATCAAATTCGTTTATACTTAAACGAGTTTGTTATTCTTGCTACAACTAAAGGTGTTCGTGTAGGAATAGTATCAACAGATAATGCATCATTTACATATGGACCGCTTAATGTAGAAGGCGATGTCAAGGACATAGCCTTCAATGAATCTTATGTATATGCATGTAGATCTGAATTGTATTCTGGCTCCGCTGGGTTATGGCGTTTAAATCTAGGTCAAGCCGTCGGCAGTGGTTATGCTTATGCATCCGATCTTGTAACAGATAGTAATGTTCCCAATGGTGTTGCTTTCATTGGAACATCTGGAAGAAAATTTATTACATCAGCTTCTGGTGTATGGATAGAATCGGCAACAGTTAAAGCCACATCTGGTTATTTAAAATCTGGATGGATTCGATGGGGAACCTCAGAAAAAAAGCAACCAGTTAATCTTACATTGTCATCTATGCCTGAAACTGGTGGAGTTTTAGGTATGGAAGTTGTTGATCAGACAGATCAATCTATATCTATTGGTTCCTTACCTTTGGGGCAATCAGTTGAAATTGGATTGTCTGGATCTATTCAACCAGCAGATCATTTTGAAATTACATTTAACTTTACACGCAGTACATCAGATACTACTAAGTCACCAATACTTGAGACTTGGCAGATACGTGCATTACCTGCACCGTTAAGATCAAGAACACTTACGATACCATTACTATGTTATGAAGAAGAAAGAGACCCTAATGGAAATGTTAAACACTCAAACCCATGGGAGAGAATCTCTTACCTTGAACGTATTGAACAAAATGGTGGAGCAGTCTTATACCAAGACTTTTCAAGTGGAGAAGAAAGAGTCTGTGTTATCCGTGCTATTCAGTTTGAGCAAGCAGCACCTCCCACTTTTGCGAGCGGGTTTGGAGGAATAGTAACTATTCAGTTGCAAACTATTGATACTGAAATTGCTATTCAATGATAGACACAAATAAATTACTAACACTTGTTGGACCAGATCAAAGAAGTGAGCTAGTTACGAAAGTTCGTATAGCTCTTAATGTTGCTGGAGATGATCTGCTTGATGCTCCCCTACAGGAAATGTTAAAAGGGTTGCAGCGTCGCTATGACATCCCAGCAGTCGGGTGCATCAATATAGCCACGCTGGATGCGCTCGCAGTTGCTCCACCAGAATGGTAGGGCTAGAAGGAGAGGGGGATCTTAATTGATCCCCCTCTTTTTTTATTTAATAAGCGGATTTATCTTTGTTTAAAATTCTTAAAGCCCAATCCAATCCGTGATTGAACCCATCCATCCACTCGTAATCCTTATGTTCCTTGGGAAGATGCGTCTTCGCATCTTCTATTCTTTTAATGAATTCTTCCATATATCTTTCACGGCTCGCCTGAGCGAGCCTTTCCCTCCCACCTCCCCTCAACCCTATCAGATTGTTGGTAAGAATTACATGCGTGTCGTTGCACGAGATTGTCAGTGCCTTGGTTTATTCTACTGGTATGAACGAACTTCCTCCGCATAGATCCTATAGTCAATTGTCTACTTGGCAATCCTGCCCACAAAAATACTATCTTAGCAAAGTGGCTATGGTTCCAGAGAAACCTGCGGTATATCTTGCTGCTGGTTCTGCTGTCCACTCCATGCTGGAGTGGCTTAACCATGAGCTCTACAAGAAGCAACTTGACAATTGACCAGCGTGGTATACCAAGCAATGAGTGTATCAACTGTGGGTCAAACATACAGGTTATTCGTGCCGTATTCAATAACTATGAATTGGTTATGTGGTTTCTTGATTCCTTCTGCGCTGAATGTGGTTCTCCAATGACAGCACCTACCCCTGTGGACAATCCAGATTACAAGGAAGAAGACGATGACCTCTATTGATTTGACACAGAAGTGGCTTGAGGTATTTAATGATGCCGTCAAGGAAGTCGAAGAGAAATCTGGTATTCCCTCGACAGAGTGGAAGACGGCTGGGCGTAAGACCACCTTGCGTCCAGACGGAGAAGATCTATCATTCTGGCAAAGTGATGGACTCAAGCAGGTTGAGGCGTATCATAAATGGTACGAATCATCTGGTTGGAAAATTGCTAAGATGCCTGATGGTCGTCCTGGAATTGAATGGGCTGCTGATGTTCACTTCGGGGGAACACCAGTTCGCTTTATTGTTGATGCGATCTACCAAGTAGGGGAAGACTTGGTAATCGTTGATTACAAGACAGGTTCCAGGACACCATTCGGCATGATACAAGCAGGATTGTATGCATCTGGTATTGAAAAAGCTTTAGGTGTACGCCCCAAGTGGGGTGCATTCTTTATGACTAGACAAGGTACGCTTGACGATCTTATAGATCTGTCGCACCTAACAATAGAATATTTTGATTATGTATTTGGTGCAATGAACCATTCGGTATTGAACGGATGGTTCCCACCATCCGTAGGTGATTCATGTCGTATGTGTTCCTTCCAAGATAAATGCCCAGCAATGGGTAGCGTAGATTTCCCACTGCAAATACCAACAACCAAGGGAAAGAAAGGATGAACATAGATGACTGAATCTAAGTTCTCATATACAGGCAAGCTAAACAGCACAGACCTATTCACCGTCCGAGGTGATAGTGCTGAGGAGTTTGCTAACAACATGCAAGCAGCAGTAAATGCAATCAAGGCTGCAACAGAACTACAGATCGCTTTAGGTGGTCGTGGTGGAATGACATCAATGGATAGGGCAGTACAAGCTTTAACCGATGGTGGATTAAATCCAACCGTAGTTAGTTCTGGTCCTACTTCTATTGAAGTAGTCAAAGATAAATATAATAATGAATGGACATATGGACATCCAGATGCACCAGATCTACCAGATGGTCGTGGCAAGTACGCCAAGAAGAAGGGCGTATCAAAGGCTGGTAAAGCATACGTAGGTTGGTTTGATCCTGCTAAAGGACCAAAGCCATTTACAGTAGGCGCAGTCGAAGCCGAAACAATCTGGACTAAGTAATAAATGCGTACCTTACTGCAGGTAGTAGGGGTCGAATCTCCAGCAGGGCATGCCCTACCTGAGATTCTCCCTCAACTCACTGGTAACCAAGTTGTATTCCGTCAGGCACAACTACACTTGGTAGCAGCACAACCAGGTGGTGGCAAAACCATGCTTGCTTTATGGTACGCAATTACATCCAAGACCCCAGCATTATATTTTTCAGCAGACTCCGACTCACGGACGATTGCCCTTCGTGCAGGTGCGATCCTAATGGACAAGTCGGTAACTGATGTTGAAAGAATGATGGACTCGGAAGCATCTGTCCTCCTAGAAGATGCACTGGCTGATGGTGCTGCACATGTTCGATTTAGTTTTGATCCCTCTCCTTCTTTGCAAGATATTGAAGAAGAGATAGAAGCTTGGATTGAATTGCACGGTGCTCCACCCTCAGCAATTTATATTGATAACTTAATGAATGTCGCTGCAGTCAGTGACAATGAATGGACAGCATTGCGTGATGCAATGTCTGCTTTTCATTACATGGCTAGAGAATATGAATCAGCATTCATAGTTCTACATCATGTGTCTGAGAACGAAAAGATGTCTAAGCCTAACTATCCAGCACCACGAAAGGCTTTGATGGGTAAGGTGTCAGCCTTACCTGAATTAGTATTAAGTGTGGCATTAGATGCCATTGGTAATGTATATCGAGTTGCAGTTGTAAAGAATCGCCATGGTAAGGCAGATCCAACTGCAGAAAATTATGTAACTTTATCTGTTGAACCAAGTCATATGAGTTTGTATAACTCACCTGCTGAATTACAAAGAGCAAGGACGCTTCGACAATGGCAGTAATAGAATTAACTGAAGATGAGATCATGGGTGCTCTTAGGTTTATCCACAGGGTGAGGGCAAATAAAAAGGAGTTCGATGTTACGGATCGTAAGTTTGATAAAAATAATTCCTCGTATTCCGTTAATCTTATGGGTAGGTTGGGTGAGGTGGCAGCTGCTCGGCTCCTTGGGGTACCGACGGATGAAACGATTACGCCTGGCGGTGATAACGGACACGACTTGCAGACAGTATTGGGTAAATCTATACAGGTTAAGACGTCAACATTATCGCAATTAATATTTAATGCACCAGAATTATTTATATCTGATGTGGCTGTACTTGTAAAATTTTCTGGGGATAAACAACTTCCACATGTGGATAGTTTGTTTGATGTAATTGGTTGGACAACACGAGAAAACTTCCTTGCTAATCATTACTTACATGACTACGGTTATGGCACTCGGTTAGTAATGGATGCTAACCAACTACAACCGATAGAGGTACTCATCAATGAAATATCCAGACTTCACTAGTGCAACTTGCAGAGGAATTGGTTTAGAGTTTTTCTTTCAAGAGCACAACAATGCTACAAGTAGTGAAGAACGGAAAGCTAAATCAATATGTAAGGAGTGTCCAGTAATGCAAGCTTGTTTAGAATGGGGTCTTGCCCATGAGTCACATGGTATATGGGGTGGCACTTCTCCGAGAGAGAGAATGCAAATCAGAAAAAAACTTGGTATAGAAGTTAAACAAATATTGGTAAGTCATTATGTCAACACCAAGTAAACGCAAAGGCTCGCAGTATGAGCGTGATGTATCCAAGTGGTTAGTTGCTAATGGTTTCCCTTGTGCTGAGCGGGCGTATGGTGCAGGTAGGCACGACGACGTCGGCGATATTGATGGCATAGATGGTGTTGTAGTAGAATGTAAGAATGAAAAGAAGATAGATTTGTCTGGGTATATGAAAGAGTTAGACAATGAAATGACTCATGCAGATGCCGAGACTGGAGTGGTACTAGTAAAGAAACGTGGCACAACAAATGTCTCAGAGTCGTATGCAGTAATGCCAGCGCAACTCTGGGTCGATCTGCTTAAACAGGCAGGTTACAATGGACATAGATAACAAGGTGACAGTTAGTTATCAAATGAAAAGAGGTAACTATGCGGTTGATTGCAATGACCGTAACAACGGTGATGCTTCTATTGATATCACCAGCAAGAGCGGACTCTCCGTTAATGACCTTGGAACATCGTATAGCTACACTGGACAAGGAAGAGGCGTTGGAGTTGGCTCTAACTACAGTAACAACAGACAAGAAAGAAGCTGCTTGTGCGAAGAAGATTGCGTACAAGGAGAGCCGTTACAACATCGACTCGTACAACAAATCGAGTGGAGCACGTGGAGTTTGGCAGTTACTCTGGGCAAAACCAGGTTGGTCAATACTCAAACAAACATCAGAAGCACACAAGTATGTGCTTCATCGGTACGGAACTTGGTGCAAGGCGTTCGAGTTCCATCAAGAAAGGAATTGGTATTAAATGAATCAACCTGAATTTCTTGAAGCAGTGTTTAATCATTATGGTTTAACCTTGCCACAAGGGGAGAAGTCTATTCTCTGTCCAGTGCATGATGACTCTCGTAAATCTGCTTCAGTTAATTCAGAGAAGGGCGTCTGGGTATGTTATGCATGTCATGGCAGTGGCTCTGGTATACAGATAGTCATGGCTCGTGAGAACCTAACATACTCAGAAGCTCGCAAGTGGGCTGATACTCACATAGGAGCAGAGAAGAGTAAAGAGTTTGCCACGCCAGTGCGTGGCAGACGACGAACAAACGGACGGTGGACACCACCAAGATTGCGTAAGTGATGACAACTATAATTGGTATACAAAGAGCAGATCATTGTGTCATTGCTGCAGACTCACGCACTACCACTGAAAAGGGTAGACCTTATTCTCATCCGATCATTACAAAGATTACCAAGCGTGGTAAGTATTTAATTGCTGGAGCTGGTACAACTATGCCATGCGATACGATTCAACATATTTGGAAACCGCCAGCACTACCACCTTCTACTAAAGATCAATATCATTTTATGATTACAGATATAGTACCAAGCATGCGTGAGTCTTTAAAAGATAATGGTTGGGTGCCAGACGATAAGTCTGAAGATTATGAATTTTTATTTTTAATTGCGGTTAATGGAATTATCTATGAGATAGATGATACCTTCTCGGTATTTCTTCGTGACGATGGGGTATATGGGATAGGATCTGGATCTTCATATGCAGTTGGAGCAATTCAACAAGGCGCAACATGGCGCAAGGCGTTGCAAATAGCAGCAAAGAATGATGTGTATACTGCACCTCCATTCATAATGCACAGGCAGGAGAAGAAGTAATGGGAAGACTGAGTGTATATACAGGGTTTAATCGCACCTATTGCTGGGGCTTGGGGTTTGAATACCATACTATGGTGTCAGCCTATGAAGATCTGGATTCTCTTGACATCATTGAGTATGTAGATGCTCGTGTATTAAGAATAGATCTAGTAATATTTTATATTAACTTTACTTTATGGGCGAAGCAGGAGTGGGATGAGAACTAATCCAAAGCTAATTGAACTCTGGACTAGAGCAGCAAAGCAATACCACGAGAGCCTTGCTGGTTCACCAGCAGAGGCTTATCTAAAAGAGCGTGGGATTCTTGATGGTGCTAGTAAGTTCATGCTTGGATATGTATCAGAGGTAGCACCTGGTCATGAGGATAGACTTAAGAATCACCTGTCTATTCCATACATAACCGAGGCTGGCGTAGTTGGATTTAAGTTCCGCCGTATAGATGGTGGCGACCCTAAGTACATGATACCTACTGGTCAGAAGCACCACCTATATAATGTTGATGCAATACTTAATGCCATTAACAAAGTACTAATAGTAGAAGGAGAAATAGATGCAATCAGTGCAACACTTATTGGTCATCCTGCTGTCGCTGTTGCAGGAGTTAACGCTTGGAAGCCTCACTTTGCTCGTTGCTTTGATGGGATAGGTACAGTAGTAATCTGTACCGATAATGATGCCAAAGAAGATGGCTCAAATCCTGGGCAAGAATTGGCTAGGAGATTACAAGATGCAATACCACAGGCTGTCCGTGTGTCGCTACCGCCTGACAGTGATGTTAATAGTATAATTTGTACCCAAGGAGCACAAGCATTGACTGACCTAGTCAATGCAATTAACTAAGAAAGGTGCTCCGTTGGCGACTGAAAAATCTGACCAGCTAATCCTCGAGTTCGAAGAGGATGCTCAAAAAATATATGATGAGTTGCTGGCAATCCTTGTAAAGAAACAAATAGATTATGGTCCATTCAATATCTGGAATGCGCCTGGCGGTGCAACCAATGGGTTAATGGTTCGTATGTCAGACAAGTTGGAGCGATTAAAGAATCTGATATATAAGAATGTTAAACCTAATAATGAATCTTTAGAAGATTCATTTGTTGATATTGCAAACTACGCAATCATTTCATTAATGGTACAGCGTGGAGTATGGGCTAAGTATGCCAAGAAATCGGAATAAGACTTACGAAGAACAGCGTATCTCTCGCATTAGAATGTATGGGATAAGCGTCGATGATTATAATCGTATGCTTGAAGAACAAAACCATGGATGCTATATCTGTGGAAAGTCAACTACGAATCGTGCTCTTGATATTGATCATGACCACAAGACTGGCAAAGTGCGGGGTCTCCTGTGTTCGGTTCACAATAGAGTGTTAGGTTTATTTGATGACGATCCTGAATTGCTACTAGCAGCCCATGCATACCTTACTAAAAACCATGACTGAACTAGACAGAAGTCACCCTATATGGGATGAGGTTAATGAGATAACAACAAGCTTGGCTTGGAGTTTATCTAAGCGTTACCATAGATTTGTAGAACTTGATGACATAAGACAAGCCATGAATGAGTATGCCTGGAAGCGTAAAGATAAAGTCGCTGAGTATTTAATTCGTGAAGATCCAATTGAAATCAAACAAGGATACAAAGCATTCTCTACCTTCATGCGTAGGGCAGGTGAGCGATACGCTCGCAAAGAGAAAGCTCGCACACTTGGTTATGAACTTGGTGATGAATACTTCTATCGCTTGGAACTAATTGAGAATCTAATTAAAGTTGCTGGCTCTGGTGAATCTTACTTGACCAATCAAGTATTTGACCCAGATGTTCATGGGGTTAAGGCTAAGAAGCCAGCCAATGAGGGTAACAATTTAGCAGCAATGATTGCTGATGTTAGTAGAGCCATGACTAAACTAGATCCAAGAATGCAGGGCATTCTTACATCTAGATTTGTTAATGACATGCCACTGGCAGACATAGCAGAGGCTTGGGATATCTCACCTCAGCGTGTTGAACAGTTGGTTGCTAAAGGAATAAAAGAAATTGCAGACAAACTCGGAGGGATGACACCGTACTAATGCCAACATTTGATTTTAAATGCAACAACTGCGAATCAGTTGTTGAACTGATCGTCACTGACGATCCGTTTCCTAAGTGTGAGAGATGTGATATGACTCTTACTAAAGTATTTACGCCACCTGCTATTCATTTCAAAGGTGGGGGATGGGGTGGTGAACATGTCAAAAGCTAATAGTAGCCAATATCCTGATGGCAGAATCATGCTTGGTTGGTGTGACAACGGTAATGTTGATGGCAAGTTTACCGAAGGACTTGTGTACACAATTCTAACTAGCGGTATACCCATTGCTGGCGCAGCCAGAGTTCAAGGTAACCAGATCGGACGCCAGCGTGAGCAGTTGTTTGACATGTGGCACAAGAAGACAGACTTTGATTGGATGCTTTGGGTTGACTCAGACATTGTGCTTACCAATGAAAGCCTAAGAAAAGTTTGGGATTCAGTTCATGCTGAGGATAGACCCATAGTAAGTGGTACTTATTTTATTTCCAAGCAGATGGAAAGTTCGATCATGATGCCACATGCTTGTCTGTTCATGGCAGATGATGGAGATGACAAATACACAATGAGATGGATTCATCCTTTACCAAAGGATGAATTACTTAAGGTTGATTATGCTGGCTTCGGTTTCCTACTTATGCATCGATCAGTTGCCGATAAGATGAGAGCATTCCATGGAGATACTGCTTTGTTTATGGAATCTTCTGGTGCTGTTGGAGATAAAGATACATTCATTGGTGAGGACATCCAGTTCTTCATGAAGATGAAGGAGGCTGGGATTCCATTACATGCACACACTGGCGCAACAGTTAAACATATGAAACGATTCTCATTTGATGAGGACTATTACAAGTTGTATTGGGTCACGCACATAGCTGCAGAGGCGCATGAAAAAAAGGCGGAGGCATAAGCCCCCGCCCCTTTTTTATTTTACGCTGTATTTCTTGCTGACTTCTGCAAAGAAGTCTCTTGTTTCTGTATTGCTTTTCATGCATCTCTTGTACATATCAATGCCACCTCGTTGGTATCCATAGTGGCGACCAATCCAGTATGCAGTTACACCTGCAAGTAGTTGCATTAGCAAAGTGAATCCATTGTAAAACATTATTTGATTGCTCCTATTCGTTTGAGTAAATCATCTGGATTTTCCAGACGAACGATTGTTCCTCTGCCACCTGTGTCTGGTGACGAAAGATTGGGGAAGAACTTCTCCGCTTGTAAGCGGGTGTTGAACTCACCCCATGCCTGAACTGGAACCCAATCTGCCAATCTTGCTACGACAATAAACGATTCTCGCTTCAGCCTAGATTTATCTAGTGCCTCAATGATTTCAGTCGCTAGTTCCGCAGCATCTTCGGAGTTCTCAGCATCTGGATCCAGTAGCTTTGCTACTAGTTTTACTTCTGTTGGACGTGGCTTGCCCATCAGTAGTTCTTCATGCACTGAATGTACTGTTGATGGTACGCCAATGCCTCTTCTGCTTCACGTTCAGTCCTACGTTCTATCTCTGCATTGCAGTATGGACAAATAAGGATTACGCTACTTAGGTATATCATATTTTCTCCTTTACCACTGTATGTTTCTTGGTAATGATGTCGCAGTTATCACCATTAGGTTCATGGTAATACATGTGAGCACCAGCCATGAACAAGACTTCTTGTTCAGTATCACCGCTGCCCATGGTGTCGTGATACGGACAGTACCACGACCACCCAGCCAATTGTTTAACCTGCAAACTAGGTGGTCTAGTCTGCAGGATTTCTTTACTTAGTAACTTACCCATTTGCTGTCTCCTCTGGAGATAGAACCACAATGTCTACCATTGCTTCCTCTGCCTCCTGATGTATGTCCGACTCTATAAGTTCGGGCTGGTCTTTCTCACCTGCATAAATATGCAGGTGATCTAGAGCCTTGATTATATAGTTAGCAACACGAACGGATATGCTTGGTTGTGCATATGGCGTTGGATTATCCAGCGCATCTGCATATTTTTGTAATGGATTCTCCATTAGATTCCTTTCGTTAGTAGGTCAAGAGCTTTGCTCTTAATACGGTCAGCCGAACCAGTGATGATGCGCTCGGCTCTAACTGAATCAGCCTTGTGACTGTAGTGATCTGCATACTCCACGATAGATTGGAACACACCGAACCTAGTTCCATTTAGTTCTTCCTGAGTACCAGTCTCACCACGATAGATTGCTTTAGCAGTAGCACGAGCCA